GTTGAGGTTACCCGACAGTTCTCGGTGGTTTTATTACCTTCTGAGGTCACCAATATGCATGAGGTTGTTTTTACCCGCATGCGTGATTATGACTTGTCGGAACCCAATGAGAGTTCCATACTTTCAGCCGTCCTCTCAGTTTTCTGGCTCCCGTTCATAGTGTTGTATTACGATTTACTTCAATCTTCTAGGAAAGCCAATTTCTTAGGGAGCGTTGATTTAAAGTACGTTGATTTGAACTGCGGCGGTGTTTTCCTGCGCTACACCTTTAGTTCTGAAGGTTCTTTTGCTGATCTCTCCGATGGGGTAGACTGCTATAGGATCGATTACACTTTGTTCAGGAACACTATTACGAGGCTAAGACAAGCCAAGTCGGATGCCCCTTACACCTCCGCCGCGACCAATTTCCGGACGCAAGGCGTTGATAGGTACGAGGAGGTAGCCACTTTGGCCGTTGTCGCTTTGCCCCATGTTAAGTTTTCTAACGAGTTTGTAGTTGCAAATCCTCGTGTGTTCGCTTCGAAAGCGAATTACACAGCAGTCGTCTTTGATCCGGAGTCTAGAGATGAGCCGAAGCAGCCCAAAGTTCTAGAGCTCATCCCGAGCGTTAGTGCTCCTTTCAAAGATTCCGTGGTATTTCTCGACCGCGGACCTTTGTCCACGGACCTGTCTTTCGAACATAGAATTATCAAGCCTCAGCTTAACGCTAGGAGCGCTTTTTACAATTTCTATGCTAGTGACAGGTCCCATCTCGATGTTCCAGTGGCTACTTTAGTCAATGAATTTGTTTCTCATTGTACTAAGGGTCTTGAAGGGAAGTTAGGTTTAGCAGATGTGTTTACAGTGCAAGAAAACCTTACCTCTAAACAGAATAGCAGGCTGGTCAACGGAGAGAGTGACATCTTTGATGGAAGTAAGACCAGGGATGATAAGGGTTTCCTGAAGCAAGGCTCTGTTGGCTACGACAANGCTATGCGAGTCATCTTGACGACTAGTCAGCAAGATTCAATTCGAGCTGCCTTGGTCTATGCCCCAGCCGTGGAAGTGTTGAAACGTGCTGGTAAGTATGGGTTTCTACCTCCGACAGAGTTGCGTTCTGCGTTAACTAAAATCATGCTCAATGCTAAGACCGAAAACGTCTTAGTAGGTGGCACGGATGTTAGTGCAATGGACGCTTGTATCAATGAACTCTGCCGGAAGGTCGAAGAAACTCTTGTACTGAAGTGCTTACGACCAGAGTTTCATGGAGAAGCTCAGTCTATTATGGCTCGTGCCAAGGAAATGGTGTATAGCGTTAAGGGACGGAAACACAAGGCGGTCAAGCTAAAGGACTGCCGCCATACTGGTAGTAGAGACACTACTTATGGCAACTGTGTGAGTTCCGCACTCTTTGTCTACATCGCTCATAGGTTACAAGGTTACACCTGTGAGCAAGCATGGAGTCGAGATTGGCTAGTCGCCGGAGATGACACGTTCTTCTCCGGATTGACAATCGACTCTATTACCCTGGCTGCGCAAATAGTAGGTTTAAATATCCCAGCTTCGAAAGTCACTTTGGCAGATCCGTCTGACAATATCGACTTCTTGGCGTTCAATTTGCGTCTCGTTAACGG